GGTTCACGTAGAGCACGGAAAGCTGTTTCAACAGGAAACACTGTAGTACGAATCTGGTCCTCAGCAATGTTCTTTTCACGCTGCATCATACGGACACCACCCTGGATTAGGGTACTGTCTCTCGTGAGCAAGAGTATGCGGCCATGAAGCATACCGCACAGGCCCAGAAGATTATGGCTAAACTTCCTGCGACTGTGTACAACAAGCTACGTAACAATGACATGGAAAGTGCGAAAGACTATTTCAAGCTTTATGTGGAACTGTCTGGTAAAAGTATCACACCACAACAACTCAAGACCCAGCTTATTGAAGAATACACCACTCAAAATGAGAGGCTGAAGCTGCGTAAGCAAATGCCCTTGGAAACATTAATGGTTATTAAACGTCTTGACCAAACTATGAAAGAACTAGGTTATGCAGAGTAGTTTTAATGGGAAGAAGCTCCTCCAAGAACTGGAGGGCTTTAGAGCCAAAGCATATCTAGACACAGGTGGTGTCTGGACTGTTGGCTATGGAACCACCAAGATTGATGGTAAGCCCGTTGAGGCAGGGCAAACCGCGACGGAGAGACAAGCACAGGAATGGCTTGAACAAGACATGGCTTGGGCTCAAACCGCTGTGAATAAGCTTGTTAAGGTAAAGCTTACTCAGAACATGTTTGATGCTCTTGTCTCTTTTGTATACAACATTGGAGAGAATGCTTTTGCTAGAAGCACCCTTCTCCAACTGCTTAACTCTGGTCAATATGAACCTGCTTCGCAGCAGTTTGACCGATGGGTGTATGACAACAAGAAACTCATCAAGGGTCTTGTCACTAGGCGACTAGAAGAGAAACGTCTGTTTCAGGAAAAGTAATGGATAACTTTCTTCCATTAAACATTCAAACTTTTTTTGGAGACAGTACTCGGTAAGACACAACCCATTACAGAGAAGAACTTACTACCGCAAGATAAAGAAAAACTCAAAGAGATTATTCGTCGTAAGCAACAGGCGAATATTGATCGAGAGTTTTCTCTTCAAAATAGCTTGTACGATACTCCTCAAGAGTTTCGTAGGGAAAAAGCTACAAAACTGGAGCAGACAAGCGATGGTAGGTACCTATCAGTGCCTGAAACTTATACAGACAGACAGGATACTATTAGAAGGCAGCTTGATTCTTTTAATAAGACTCGTGGTAAAACATCAGTGAGTTATGGAGACTATGGGGTTAAGTCTGGTGAAGAGGGAGCTCCTGTAGGACAGGGTTGGGGTAGTGCTATGTACCAGAGTTTAGATGACAAGCCACCATAAAGAGCACTACCACCCCCCACATCAAGCACACCTTTCTTGAGGCTAAAGTTCTTAACCTTGTTCCAAGCCAGAGGTGCATTCTCTGCTAAGTAGTCCTTACCCAGTTCAATAAGCTTATCCACTTCTGCAAAGCCAGGAACACCCATAGCTCCAGCCATATAGCCCTGTACACCCAACATTGTTAGGGCTGTGGCAGGATTGCCACGACCCGCCTCACGGATGGCCCAACTCCATTGGTTGTAGTAGTTCATAGGAAATGTCTGTAGTACGTTCAACGCATTCCCAGTGTTCCCAAGCTTACTAAACACCAACCCACGCTCACCTTCACGATAGTCAGCCATGGATAGGTTTGTCTGTTCTTCGGCTACACGGAAAAGGTCTAGGTCACTCTTAAACTTCTTACTACTCTTTAACATGTTTACATACGTCATGTATGTAACAGAACGCAGATAGGTTTCTGGAAGAGAAGTGGTCACACGAGCAATGTCACCAGCATACTTCTTAACACCAAAGCTGCTTTCAATAGGACTCTCATCGTAGATGCTCCGAGCAATGACGCTGTTGTCTTCAGCGTACTTCATAGCCCTAGCTGTGAATTGAACATCCCCCTGTAGTACACTTAGAGTTTTATAGAATAGTTGTGGGTTCTTCAGGCTATGTCCCGAGGCCATTAGTAGGCCGTAAGGAATGCCTTCCACAACAGCAAGTAAAGGATTACCACCATACTTAGCACGCAGATTAGCGAGACTAGGTAGAATGTTTCCTGCTTGGATCACGTTAGCAGCCCAAAAGCCTAGGTTAGTTGCCAGCTTCTGTGTCACCCACAGATTCTTGACACTACTAATACCACGGCCAATTTGATTGGGACTAATGCCCATATCTCGTACAGTGTCTTCTAGTCCTTGAATACCCTTGTTCTCATTAAACCCCAGTTGGTCAGCCCAATACTCACGAAGGTACTTCATGTTGTTAGGCTGCTGTGCAGCTAGGTCTGTATCAGCAAACAGCTTTTTCATTTCTAGAGAAGCTTTCTGAACAGCCGACCACTTGTGAGCATTTTTGGCATAGTTGATCTGCTGCTGGATGTAGGCCAGGGCTTCCGCCTTTGGGTCTTTCCAAGGACGATCACCAATGAATCCACGCACGTTAGCCTTCTGCTCAAAGTGTTTCTCTTGGCCTAGGGTTTTACGGCTCTCCGTAACAGCTTGTTCTTCAACCCAAGCCTTAATACGAGCTACAGCCGGATCATCACGACCAAGTACATCCACCATCGTGGAGTAGAGTTCTTGAGCCGAGGTGCCCTTGCGGGACGACTTAACTACACTGTCAGTGTGACCACCATACTCTTCGGGAAATTTCTCAATGAGCTGTTTAGTCTGTCGATCAAGGCTCCATTTGTTGTCAGCAGCAAGTTGCCAAATAAGCTTACCTTGCTTATCATGAATGGCTCGCTTGAAATCTCCTTGCCAACGAGAGGCCATATACGCCTCCCCTTCAGTAACTTCAGGAAGTCCTTGTAAACGACGAACTGAGTTCTGGTCATCAAGAGCAGCCTTCTGCATGTCCCGCAGCTTGTTGTAAGCAATAAGTTGCTTTTCATTTAGGCCCACATTAGCTAGCTGTTCGGCTGTTAGGGCAGAACGAGCAAACATTTCATCCTTAAGGACTGTAGCAAGGTCTTGGATAGCCTTGGGTTCACGTAGAGCACGGAAAGCTGTTTCAACAGGAAACACTGTAGTACGAATCTGGTCCTCAGCAATGTTCTTTTCACGCTGCATCATACGGACACCACCCTGGATTAGGGTACTGTCTCGTTTTGCAGCTTCCATTGTTCCACCAGCAGAGAAGTTAATGGCTCCTTTACCATCCTTACCTTCTTGTAGTGCAGCAGCAATGACATTCTCAGCTTTAGGAGCTTCAGCAAAGAGCTTGCTTCCAATAGCCTTTTCAATCAGCTCTTGCTTCTGCTTGACACCGCCAAAGTCAATGGCGCCTCGTTGGGAACGACCCATCCCCTTAAAGGGAATCTTACCTTCAGGACCATAACCACTGGCTTCAAAATGGTCCCACATAGCCTTACCATCCGGCAATTGGTTGGTGGAACGAACAATGTCTCCTCCTAATGTAGAGATAGACTCATACATCAGTTTGGCTAAACCTTGGTTTCTATACTCAGGGTTTACAGCTACTCTACCAACTTCTAAGTTGTCACCGTTTTGTTTAGTAAACAGATTGGCAACGTTCTCATCACCACGTTTAATAGTAACTTCTGGGCCGTAAGGACTTGGCTGCCAATGTAAACTAAGCCCTTTCCATTTAGGGTTTAAGTGAGAAATGTCTTTCTCAATAGCATCACGCCATTCAAGAGCACGAGCATCAATAGCCCCACGTTGACTTTTACCAACACCACTTAGTTGGCTGATAGCAGCATCACGTTCAGGACCAGGGGGCATCTTATCCAATGCCTGTGTCATGCCGATAGACTTGTCCTGTGCATTACGCCCAGGTAGTTCATCCCCCCACAGATTACGCTGTAGCGGGTCTTGTAGATTCTGTGCTTCCATAGAGAGGTCTGCCCTAATAGGCATTCCATTCTCATCCACACGACCAAACTCGTCAGTCATCCCATATTGAGCTGGTCTGTCTCCATGTGGTGTAGCATCAATCTCATCTTGCTGTACACGAGAAAGGAAGTCATGGGTTTGCTGTGCTTCGTCCACAGCCTTGTTAGCTTCCCAATCGGCATAACCAGACGGAGCCTGCTCCTGACGAGCACGATCCGCAGCACCCCTATCTAAGCCGCCCTGGCGGGCCACATCCTGCTCCATGGCCCTCTGACGCTCCTCTAGAGCGAGCTGCGCTTCTTGAGCCTTAGCAAGACTAGCTTGCTCCTCTTTGTAGGCAGCAAATTTGTCTTGTGTTTCCTTCCAAGTTTTAAGCTGGCTAGGTGTTAGAGCCTCAGACTTTAGTTCTGGTACGTCAACTGCTGGAGCTTGCTCAGGAGCCTTAGAAGCCTCTCTAACAGCTTGTAAACGCTCCTCCATAGAAGGAACACGAGCTTTCTTGCCACGAAGCTTACCAAGGCTACCGACATACCCACCTACAGCCGGGAACGCACCAAGAATTGGGGCGGCTGCCATAAGGACATCCTCACCAGCTTCCGTTTTGGGTTGCCATACAGTTTGGTTAAAGACACGCTCATAAGCAGGAAGAAAATCTTCCTTACCCGCCAACTTGTTAACCACGGCTCCGCCAACAGCGTTAGCAGCCGCAAAGGGAGCTGAGACAAGAGTAGCCGCAACATCAGGTACTGCCAAGAGCCTGTCAATGTATTTAGCATTCTTGTCTTTTGCATACTCGTCATAGGGCTTGGCTGGAGCTTTGTCATAAGCCTCTGCACCAGGGATAGACACACGAGCATTGCGTTCAGCCACAGAAGGAAGATATTCTTTTTCATAACTGGACTTATACAGACCAGTAGTTTCTTGTGGTGCTTTTACGCCTAAATGAGTTTTGATCTTACCAATAGCTTGATCGTTTGAAAGTCCATCAGGAAGTTCAAAGTGTTGTCCTTCATAGACATAGTGGGCCATATTACCTCAATACAATTGGATTGTCTGATGAACTTCCGGGCTTACCTTTAGGAGCAATCGAACCTTGTGGGGTAGTTGCCATGCCAGTGGCAGCACCAACGTCCACGGCTCCAGGAGCTGGGATCATCTTAAGTTCTTGTTCTGCTTGTGGACGAATGGCATCAGCGCGAGCTTTGTAGGAATCAGCAAGAGCATCATTACCCTCTTGGCGAGCCATAAGTTCTGCTTGTACCAGAGCTTGGTGTTGTTCGTGTGCCTTCTTGAACTTACTAAGAGTTTGTTCAAAAGAGACAGAGCCCCCGCCTTTACCCTTAAACCTACCCGCATCAATTTGCATTTGCATTAGCTCACGGGCATTTTTAGCCTGAGTACCCACCTTCTCCATTTCGTATCGTTGGTCGCGCTTCTTTTCTACCCAGCCCTTGGTTGTTTCCAAAGCACCCATAATGGCACGATGCTCCGGTGTCCCTGGACGAGTAGTTTGTAGTTTCTGGTAAAGCTGCTGACCGAAGGTGTTGGCCTTAGCCTCCCCTTCTTCGTCTAATAGTTTTGCAAGCTTAGAAGCCTTGGTTTGGTCCCACAGCTCAGTTTCCATTTTATCTTTACGACCAAGGCTCTTAAGCTCATAATCACTCTTTTCATTACCAAGAGTTAGCCCCTTGTTAACAAGCTGCTGATGGGCCACCCGCATTGGGTCCATCTGCTGTTCATGGGCCTGCTTACGCATTAGTTCTTGTAGGCCAATCTGATCTGCATTCTGTCCACGCAGGAAAGCATTATGGCCTTCAATGGTCATATCAATGGGAACCTTACCTAGTTGGGTAAGATTGTTTAAGCTTTGAAAGTCAGCCATTAATAGCCTCCTAGACGCTGCCTACGGGCGGGATCAAGTGAGTAGTCAAACGCACTGTTCATGGAAGGAGGAGAGTACCCAGGCATAGACATACCAGGGCCAACAGGACCAGTACCACCACCAGTATCAGGACTACCAAACCATCCCTGTTTATTTCCATAACGAAGGCCAGAGGCCATCATTTGCTCTAGGCCACCCATACGGGCATCAGACAAAGAAGCAAAGGCTGGAGCATTGCGACTATCTAGCTCGGCTAGTTTAGCTTGTAGCTCTACTTCACGACCACCAATGTTGCTACGACGACCAGCAGCAGCATCCCTAGCACCTAGGTTGCTACGCATCTGAGACAGGTAGCTCTCTCGATTGGCACCAACACTACGCATCATTTCCTTAGCAGCACGCTGACGGCGTAGACCACTGTAGATACCCAGGACGCCTTGTGCCAAGTCACCAATCTGTTGACGACTACCAAGGTTCTCTGTCATAAACTTGCCTAGTGGGTTTGTCTCCCAGAAGTTTCCCTCTGCTTGGGGTTCTTGGGCTCGTTCCATTGCAGGAGTAGTTCCATAGCTACCATAGTTACCACCTAATGTAGCTGTGCTTTCACCAGAAGCATCATATGCTGTCCCACTACCTGGGAGGTCATAAAAGTCCATATTATCTCCTAAAGAACTGATTCCTGCCATTGTTCCACCACCAACAGCACCCCTACCAATATTCCCACCATTAATGGCACTCTGTACTCCACCCTTAGCAGCACCATTAATAATGTCGCCTAATGTACCAGGCTGCATTCCAGTCATACCTGCAATATTAGGTGTGTAACTGGCAAGGCCACCACTAGCAGCCCCTTTAGTGATGCTACTTAAGGTTGGGTCTTGCATACCAGCACGCATACCACCCGCAAGGGCGCCAGAACCTAAAGAACCTAGGCCAGCTAATCCACCTACAAATTGTCCGCCTGCGGCACCCAACATAGAAGAGGCAATCCCAAACATTGGGTCGCCACCCTCAAACTCCTTATAACTTCCAGGCACAAGTTTGTTTCCTTGGAACCATGCATTTTGTTGCCCACCATTAAAGGTAGGATTTAGACGATAGTTGTACCCTGAGGTCTTCATCCAATCCATCAGTTCTTTCTTTGGGTCACCAGCTTGTTGGTCTCCCTCCCCAGTTCCTGGGGTATTTCCAGAATACCCATAAGAAGCAGCATCACCCCAAAGATCGCCAGCACTAGAAAACCTATCATAGTCTGTAGAATATTGTGGAGTGCTATCATCCCCAAAATACTCATTACCCATGTTTGTGGGAGAGAGCCACCCGCTGTAAGCATCAAATTCAGGCATAATGTTCCTTATGGTTTAGTTGTGCCAACATCAGTGATCACTAACACACCAAGGGTGCTAATAGTGATTCTCCAGTAATGTGGAGTACCTTGGGTGTCCTTTAACACAAGCCCCTTGGTAGCCAGATCAATAATAAGATCATCGGTGGTATCTGCACCCTTTGTAATGCGGCTAGAGGTGTTTAAACCAGCATACCCACTAACAGCATTCTTACCAGAGATATTCTGGGCATCTGTAATACCATAGCCACTTAACGTGGTGGGTGTCCCAGTAATAGCAGACCAAGCTAATGACGTAGACTGATTAATAGCGTCACGAACCTTACGATACCAATCAGTCCAGTTATAACTAGCAAAGGGAGCATCAATAGGCGCGGGTGGGAGAACATCAGGCACTACTTATGCTCCTTTAATCCGTGCAGACCAACCAAAAGAGAAGGCGTTTGTAGCTACGTTTGTATTTGTATTTACTTGAAATGTGGTAGCCCCAAGTGCGCTTACCCAAACATCAGTAATACCGCTTGCAGCTCTCCCAGAACCATCAGTAATAACCACATCCTGTAGTGTTGGGGTACCAATAAGATTGTGTGTGATGGTTTGTGTACTAGTACCAATAGCAACTGTGCTGGCCCCTGTCGAGTGTGTTGTGGCATTTAAGTTATGAGCAATGTGCTTTGTAGTACCACTACCACCCTCAATAAGCCCTGTGGTATTCCCACGTAGATCATTACCCAGAATAACATAGTTGTCAGATGTACCTGCATTTACAATGATACCACGAGCTTGTGTGTCTCCTAAACCACTCATAGGACCACTTCGGCAACCCATGATACTAAACTCACTAATATTAGCAGCAATATCAAAGCCACTATATGTACCAGAAGATGTGGTAGAGTTACCAGACGCCTCTGAAGAAGCAAAGGCCACATTCTTTACGGTACCAGTATTGTTTAGATAGTATCCAGAAAGACCGTTGGCATAGCTACGATGGCTAGTGAACCGTAGACCATCAACAGTACCGGCACCATCTACATTAAGACCATACCCTGTGTTACTACTAGTCCAGCATCCTGTAAAATTACATCCCTTAACTAGAGCAGAGACTGTTGGAGCAACTTTAATACCATCACCAGTACCTAAGTCAAAGGCACAGTTGTCTATAAAAGCCCAGGAAATATAATCACTACCAGTGGGGGCTAACAATAGACCAGTCTTTTGGTAGATGCAATCAATATTAGAGAGCCATAAAGCCTCGTTCTTAACTACCCAAATACCAGCTACTGTAGGTTGTGATCCTACAGGATTGAGCATTAAACCATTGGAGAAAAATTGGTCATTTCCACCATTAATTTTAATACCAGCATTAATAGAGTTGTCAATACGGAAGTTGGTAAAATACATACCAAAACCATTCACAACATCCACACCAACACTAGCGTCACTCACTTTAAAATCTGATGCCCAAAAACCATCAATACTAGTGAGAGCAATACCAATACAACTTGTAGCATCTTCACAAAGAATATGCATCTTAGAGATACCCTGGTTTGCTACCCCAGAGACACCAAACTTTACAGCCGCTGTCACGGCTGCTGTAGGTTTAATTACTGTTGTATTTACACCATCACCCAAGAAGTACATGTTAGCCTTATCAGCCACATTCAGCACCCCACTAGTCTTGTAAACACCAGCAGGGAAGTAAATGCAATATCCTGTCAGTGCGCCAGTAGCTGAATCAATGGCTGCTTGAATGGCAGCATAATCATCAGTAGTACCATCACCCACTGCACCAAATGTTGGGTCTTTCACGTTGATAACAGAGATATTATCAAATGACTGTCCGTTGTAAACATGATCATTAACTTCGTTTAACCAACTGGAAGTAATTGTAGTACCAGGAACAAATGTTGTATCGCTCATGACACCCCCATAACATTCATATCAAGAATTAGTTGCGACATAAAGAACGGGTAGTTATCCGTGTATGTAATCTTGAAACTAATGTTTCTAAATCGCCCTAGTTTTGTAGTAAATGGACTGTTACTAAAGACATTAATTGTTCTAGTACCAAAAACCCCATCTGGGCTCCAGTCATCAGGACTATAAGTAATTGTTGCTAGAGAACTACCTACACTAGAGTGTTTCGAACAAACTAAGTGTACTTTGTTTAAAACTTTCCAGTTCATTGTGTCGGCTGTGTAGTCTTCAGTAGAATACTGGCATACAAAGTTGTTTCCAAAGTCTTGGTAGATTTTCTGAGACATCATAGACATGTATGTTTGGTTTTTGATTGCTAAATAACAACCACCATTAAACATGTTAAAAATACCCTCAATCTGAAGACCAGTCTCTGTACTATCTTTCCACTCATACCACATCTTCTCTTCAATATCATACGCCCATGTGGTTTGCCCAGTAACTAAGATATAAAAGTTGTGACCATCCACAGACATGCTAAAGCCATCTTTAACTAACACTGTGTCACTCTTTTGGTTTTGAGTGCTATTAAATGGTTGTAAAGTGCGATCAACTACAGCATTAGAGATAGGTTCTATTTTAAAGCTATTGATAGCGTAGACTGACAGGCTTTGCTTTTCATCTTGTCCTACAAAATAAGTAGTATCTCCAATGGTACACATATTAGAAATATACCCTACTTGTCGTACAGGAGAATCATTCCTCGACAGAGGACTACTAGGTGCCGGATTACCTGCATCCCAGAAGTACTCAGCACTGCCCTTACCAAGACAAACTAAATAGTTTTTAGCCTTTAGGAGTCTTACTGCCACATCACTACTAATTTCAGCCTGGATAAAACTATCGGCGGTCCAAGCTGTGGGGTCATCATTATCACTATTCCAGATATTTGCTGTACCCGACTCAATTAGGAAGACATACCCGTTTAGATAAATTGGGTATGGTTGGTGTGGACTAGGAAGGTCTGGAGCAACAACTTCCGTACAGGTAGTCGTGGCGTAGTCATCTACCCAGAGGTCAGTACCATCTGTGAAAATAATGTACCGTGTTCCATCCCCTTTAATAAAGGCTGTGAAGCCAACATACCCAGAGGAACCGGCTAGAGTGGTCACTGTTCTCACTGTTGTACCAACATCTGGAGAGACAGAATAAACCTTGTTGTTTACAGCCCAGTACCAAGTATTCTGGTCATTGTCATAAAAGCTACCACGGAGTTGGTCCGTACTAGCCGCTTTAGTTAAGTTATATGTAGTGGTGGTAAGACCAGGACGCTTCTTTAGATAAACATCCCTAGTCTTGTTTTCTTTGCTTGTACGCTCATAGTACATGTTAATTACTTGACTATCCCGCTGGATAGATAAATCCCCAACCCGATAAAACGGGGTGGCATCAAACTTCAGTACGTCCTGTTTGTATGTACTAAATTGGGGATTGTTTGAGTAAGCCAAAATTAACGCTGCCTTTCAGGTTGCACAAAAAAACTACCGTCCTCATCACCATAACCACTAGCTTGGTTCCAATAGTTGTTAGCCTCTGCTAGAAGTAGCTTACGGTCTTCCAAAGGCATACCATATTCAGGAGCAAGGACAAGGGCTGTCTTATAGATGAGAGCTAGTGACCAATAAGAAGGAAAATCAGGAGTATCTGTAGTTGTAGTATCAAACCCATCAAACTCTTTCTGATAGACAATCTGTAGTGTCTTAGTACTAACAGTAGAACTGTCTGACGTTAACGGCCAGATAGAAACCGTACCACCCTCGATACTTGGTGCCCAAGTCCAATGCACAGGTACACCACTTGAATTACGAGGAAGCCTATTAAAATCATAAAGACTTTTGTTCCGAATTTCATACTGTACCCCATCACTATCTCGTAGAAATACAGCAAATACTTTTACAGCATTTGATAATGTATACACTTGAGAAGTGATAGATGGTGTAGCAGAATAGATTGTCCTCTTCCACAAAGGCATCCCATCAGTGACCGCTAAAGCAATCACAGCATTAAGCGCCTCAGCACCATCAGTATACTGAGAAGTAGATAGAGTATTACCATCACCAGGAATACCAAGTTTACGGTAAGAGGACTCAATAAGAGAGTTCCGGTTCATTTCCCAAGAGGTGTATGCAGATGTAGTCATACTGCTTTATCCTGTACAGGAGGTTGTGGTGTAGTTTGTTTAACCTTTAACCACTCCTCACGCTCTTTCATGAGTTGTTGATTTGCAGCATCTAGTTCAATATTAGCAATAAACAATAAGCCAATCTGTTGTGCAAGAACAGTTCTAGTATCCATAATTAAGTTCCAATCAACCCGTGAGTTGTAAGATCATCAATAAGGGCTTTAACTCGTTGAGCAAGTTGCTCAGTAGTTACAGTAGTAGTTGCAAATGTAGTTCGTGTAGCCGTACCTGTAGCAGCCGCCCAACCAGTAGCCCTACTACCAAGAATTTGTGTTCCTTGTACTACTAAACTACGGTCGTCATTCAGGCTCCAATATGTCGTACCAGAATTATTCTTGAAGATAAAACTAGAACCATTGTTACTCAACTGGCGAGTAGCTGTTGAGTTAAAAGCAATAGCTTGGTCTTGTGCCATTTTAAAGGCTGCCTGACCAATTGTAGCTGCTGAGGTATCAAAACCTACTGTAAACTGGGCGCTAGCGTCTCCTGCATTCTGCAGGCGCACACCGTAGGAAGCTACCATAGCAGCACCTGAAGGTGAGCCTGCAACAAGCTGCCTGGTGGCTACGATGTCAATACCAAGCCGGTTGTTGTTTGTATCTGTTCCGTTAGCGCGTACATCCACCTCAAGGGCAACAAGTCCTGTAGTGGGGTTTGCGGTAGAGGTAGTATCAATCGCTTCTGCAACTGCTGCCCAAGTAGGGCCAGTAGAGGTTTTATTTCCCTGTGCATAACTTGCTACATTTTCACCAGCCGTGGCGGCATTAGTAATTACTGCAACATGCGCCCACTCAAAGTTAGTAGCCCCGGCGGATACCACAGTCTCAACGCGATGGGCAGCACTGACAAAACCGGCAGTCCCGCCGGTGTGATTAGCTGTACGGCGTACAAACGATGTGGCAACATCAGTTCCTGCTGCCCCAGAAGTTTGTTTTACATCCAGTCGTAAACCATCTGAGGCTACTGCACCAATACCAAGAACCCCTGCCATATAGTTGGCGGCAGTGCCCGCCATATACAAGTTCCAACGTCCGGTACCGGACGAAAGACTGCCATAGAAACCATAGTTATATGTTGCACCTGTCATAGATGAGTGTGCAACATATCCATACTGCTTAGTCAGTGTAGCACCAGCTCCAAAGGAACCTTGAACAGCGTGGAAATGGCTAGCTGAGGTAACAGCAGTGCCGGCTGCTTGATTTGAATAAGACAGAAATTGGTAGACACTTGTTGTTGGGTTTATAACGCCAGAGGATTGGACGCCAACAAATTCTGATGTATCAGTAGACGCCTTATCAACCATGAGAGATATTTTATCATCTACCATTGGTACGCCACCAACTTGTAGATGTGATGGGTAATAAGTTAGGCCATATGTACCTGAGCCATATACTACAGCATTTACATCATTAAGCCATTCGGCTGTAATGGGGGTTTGTCGATTTACAAAAGTTGTACTTGACATTAAATAACTCCTGGAATAGAAAACCCTGTAATTGCAACATCAGCAATAGAACTTGTAGCTGGACGAAAAAGCTCAATTAACATTTCAAAACTAGGGGTACGTCCAACCACAGCACAATCTGCTGTACCAAAATCTGCGTAGCAGGCAGAAGTCCATAGTGTACAGACAGTCACCTCAATGTCTGCAGGACGGCTTCGCACCCAAGGTACAGCAATCTTATCTTCACGGACTCTTAAATACTTCTGTGGATGGTCATGCTCAAAGTCTGCATCACAGACCATAAGACCATCCCAACGTTTCCGTATCTGGTCACTTTTAAATTTATGCCCACAAACATCACACAAAGCATTCCAGTGACCAGACTTAAAGTAGAGTGGTGTCATAGCTTATTTTTGGAGACCACGAATATCAGCACGAATCTCTTCAAACATACTACGGAGTTCTAGTTTGAAATCTTTAAAGTCTGTTTTGTGTAGATACTCATCCTTAACTTTTTGTAGGTCACGCTGAACCTCTTCTTGGTTTTTTTCAATTTTATCTAGAGTACGTTTCATAAAGAACCCACCTAAAGATAAGAGTGCCAGCATAGCCCACTTTACAAACTCCACCTCAGTCATTATATTCCAATCTTCATCGACATGGAAATTGTGTAGTTTCCATTAGTTGTAACAACTTCGTTAGACCAAGTAAGACGAGCAGACCGCCCGATCAGTGAGTAATATCCTACATCCACAGACATAACATAATCTTGCGGCGGAGCACCAGTAAGTGTTAGTGTGACATCCTGACCTGCCAGATCATACGTTCCGTGCAGCGCAACCATCGTGTAGTCTGCAAATGCATCACTCACTGTCCAGTTGTATGTACCAGATTCCGCAGTTAGAGAGTAAACTCCTGGCTGCGTATATGTCAGTGTAACGTCTTGACCTACGAGTGCGTAACTACCTTGTGCCGCAGAGACTATACGATTGAAGAGAAGTCCTGCAACCTGCCCGGTAAGACTGTGTGTGCCATATTCAGCCGTAAGATTACGATTGAATAGGAGATTGGCAGACTGGCCTGTGAGTGAATAAGAACCTTGATCAGAAGTAATAGAAGGATCAGCTCCACCGCTAGGCGCGTCCACAGTTGGGTTGTCGGCGCCGTCGTATGTGATATCAGGCGCAGTGCCCGAGGCCGTGAGCGTGCCGCCTTTGCCGCCGCTGGAGTCGCTCACAAGGTCGCGCCAGGCAAGAAGCTCGGAGTCCGTGAAGACCGCAGTGCAGTGCTTGCCGCCGCTGCTTGCGCCGCCGTTGAAGAGGTCCGCAACTTCAAGATCGCTGGGGGCCTTCTTTGCGACACCGCAATATGCATCCTTGCCGCGCATGTACCACGTCGCCGTCTGATACCCGCCCCGACCGATGCGCCAGGCGTAATCTGCAGCGCCGAATGTTGAAGAGTCGGCGGCAGTGCCGGTCATATTGGAAGACACAAGGCTTCCACCCTGCACCCCGAAATACGCCTTTGGAATCGTACTTGCAGCAAATTTGAATAAGTAAAAGCACCATGCCGTGCTGCTGCTGTTCAGCGTGCCAAGAGGGTTGGCGCGGTATTGGTCAACCCGGCTGCAATAGCCGTCCAGTTCCTGACCAACCCGCGCTATTTCGAGTAAGTCATAGGGTATTGAGTCAATGTCTCGACCAAATCCCATGAACGCCTCTGCGGCCCCGAAACCGTCATCGCGCTTGACCCATCCGAAAATGCACATTTCGGATTCGCCAGAAGCGACAGTCACCGTGCCTTGCAGATATTCGCTGTTCGCATTGATTACTACAGCATT